ACTAAAAACTGGACTGACGCGGATTACGCTTTACTTGTTGAGCCTAAGTATAAAAAAGTTTCAATAAATCGCAGGGGTGGTTATGAGGATGTAAGAGTTTATCCTGAAGGTTATGACGAGTACAAAGGATACCAAGAAAGAATCAACGCAGGTCCTTTAGATTTTTCCAGTGAAGAAACACACAAGATGCTTATCAATCCTCCTAGCAGACGGGGATATGGTAAAAAACAATATTGGATAAGCGAAGATGACCCTTTACGTCAAGCCGTGGAAGCACAAGCGGACGTAATGAAGGACTTCTTGGATGACGCAGGTGTTCCAATAGTTCAGAAGTACGAAGACTTAGATGGCTTTAAAAGACCTGACTCCTTCCGTGGTGAAGGTATTTATTTAAACACAGGTACTGCGGCACACATTGATTGGGACGCAGGTCTTAAAAGAATGCAACGGTATCACTCTTCTCCTGATGCAGAACTAGGTACATACAGTAATGTGTTTGTCAGACCAGACCCCGAAGGTATTGCTAAACCATTGGCTTTTGTGGGTGCTATCACAGGCAACCCGTGGTTAACAGCGGCAAGTGCTGTAGCGGCAGGTGGAGACCTTGAGGATGCTCTTAAGGGTGCTGTTAAAGGTTATGCAATAAGTCGAGTAACTGCGCCTATACTTGAGAATACTGTTGCTAACTTAGGTATTGATAAAGACTTGTTTGGTATGGACGCTGAAGCCTTTTCAGAAGGTATGATGGATGTCCAGACTACAATACTAGAAGGCGGTGACATTGACAAAGCATTGATAAAAGAGTTTGGTGTTGATGCTGTTAAACAACTAGGGAGTGCTTTACCTGATGTTGATATTGACTTACCAGAGTCTCAGTTCTTTTCAGACCTCGGAGATGCTCTTGAGCCTGTAGTAGGTGCTGTAAGAGCAGGTGGTCGTGCTATTGATGATGTAGTTTTACAGCCTATAAAGACAGGATTAGAACCTGTAGTGGACGTAGCACAAGAAGGAATTGATGTTCTTCAACAAGCAGGGCGTGGGTTTGATGATGCAGTTTTACAGCCCATTAAAGAAGGAGTACAAACAGTTACTGAGCCTGTAGTGGACGTTGTTGATGCTTTTATAGATGCTGTCGATAGTCCTTTAGGAGATTTGTTGGGAGCAGGTGGAGATTTAATTGGAGGTATGCTAGGTGGTGGTCAGGGACAACAGCAACAACAAGTAGCCTCTACGCCTACAGAAGATTTGTTTGATAAAGAACTATTTAAATTTGACACAGAGATTAAGTCTACACAGGAAATGCTTAGTCCCATGATGAACTTAAGGAAGTATGGATAATGACTTATTTACAACTAGTAAACAGTGTACTACGTAGGATGCGAGAGGACGAAGTTGTTAGTATTGAAAACTCAAATGACTCCTATGTAAAACTAATAGGTGAGTTTGTCAACGATGCTAGACGTATTGTTGAGGATGCTTGGGACTGGTCAGCACTTAGAAGTACAATCACAGTAACTACTACTGATGATGTATTTAGTTATAGCATGACGGGTACTAACAACTCATTTAAGATACTGGACGTTATTAACGATACGTCTAACTCCTTTATGCGTTCCGCTAGTTCCTCTTGGATGAATAACGCATACCTAGTACAAGAGCCTGTCAAAGGTTCTCCTGACTATTACTCTTGGAATGGTGTGGATGCTAACGGCAATGCTTTAGTTGACTTATACCCTAAGCCTGACAAAGCATATACATTACGATTTAACATTGTTGATAGAGCAGACCCATTTGCTCTTGACGCAGATAAACTAGTTGTACCTTCATCACCAGTAGTACAGTACGCAGTAGCCTTAGCCTCCCGTGAGCGTGGAGAAACAGGCGGTACTTCAGCACAAGAGTTATTCTCTTTAGCGGACACTACGTTAGCAGATGCAGTAGCGTTTGATGCCGCTAGATTCCCTTCTGAAACTGTATGGACACCTTGCTAATGGCACAACGATTACAGAACATTACAGTACAAGCCCCAGGATTTGCGGGCATTAACAGTCAGGATTCACCGCTGTCTCTTGACCAATCCTTTGCGGCTACCGCTAGTAACTGTGTTATTGACGAATATGGACGTATAGGGGCGCGTAAGGGCTATACGGAAGTATCTACCGATTCTAGTACGGCTACACAGTTAGGGACTAGTAGAGGCATAGAAGCTGTACATGAGTACGTTAAGAATGATGGTACTAAAATAGTATTCTCTGCGGGCAACAATAAAATATTTACAGGCACTACAACCTTAACACCTGTAACTCTTCCCGACCCTTATACAATAACAGCTAACAACTGGAAGATAGTTACATTTAACAATGACGTTTATTTCTTTCAACGCAACCACACACCACTACATAGCGTAGAAGGCAGTTCTACTCTTGTAGTAGCAGACCATAATGGAAACCATGCCGCTCCTGCCGCTAATGAAGTTATAGGCGCATACGGTAGACTATGGGCGGCTGATGTCGCGACAAACAAACACACTGTGTATTGGTCAGACCTCCTTATTGGAGACGCGTGGCAGGGAGGGACATCAGGTTCTTTAGATTTAACAAATGTTTTCCCTACGGGTGACGATGAAATTGTTGCTTTAGCGGCACATAATGGATTTTTAGTTATATTTTGTAGAAGGTCTATTATTGTTTATGAAGGCGCTGAACTTCCAAGTGCCGCTACTCCTGTGTTTAAACTTAATGACACTGTAGAGGGCGTAGGTTGTGTTGCTAGAGACTCTGTACAACACACAGGTACTGACATCTTGTTCTTGTCTGAAGATGGTGTACGTAGCTTTAGTCGTACTATACAAGAAAAGTCAATGCCTATGCGTGACATTAGTAACAACGTACGTACTGAGTTAACTACGTTGGTCAGACAGCAAGTTAATCCTATTAAGTCTATCTACAGTGCAGATGAAGCATTTTACTTATTGTCCTTACAAGACAGTCAGACAATCTATTGCTTTGATATGCGCGGTACTTTACCTGATGGTGCTAACAGAGTAACCACATGGGCAGGTGTTAACCCTCGTAGCCTAGCGATACTACAGGACGGTAGTCTTTACTTTGGCAGAGAGGATGGTATATTTAAGTACGGAGAATACTTAGATAACGGCAGTACTTATCAAATGCTTTACTACAGTAACCCATTAAACTTCGGTAACTCTACTAACCTTAAGTTCCTTAAGAAGTTTAACATTACAGTTATCGGTAACGTATCCGCACAGACTACCTTAGCATGGGGATATGACTATGACGGTGGGTTCACTAAGAAAAACTTTAGTACTGAACTAGCTAACAGTCCTATATCTGAGTTTAACGTAGGGCAATTTGGCGACAACACAACAACTCTTATTGCTCCAAGTAGCACAGGCACTTACTTAGGAGCATTTAGTTCCGCACCTACAACTACTGAAGTAAACGCCTTGTACTATAACACAACGGATAGTAAGCTATATTACTGGAGTGGTTCAGCTTGGGTAGAAGAAGACACGGTAGATACTTCTTATGTCGCTTCTAAATACACAATAGGTACGGACATACAACGTCCTAAGATTAACACAAGCGGTAGTGGTACTGTAGTAACCATAGGTATCGAATCTACTATCAATGGCGCACCTTATTCAATACAACAAATAGATGTACACGCTCTACTAGGGAGATTAATTTAAATGACTGATTATACTATAACAACGAACTTTGGAGCAAAAGATAGTCTTCCTTCAGGTAACGCGGGTAAGGTGATTAAAGGCTCTGAGTTCACAACTGAATTTACAAACATACAAACAGCGATAGCGACTAAGGCTGACACAGCGGGTGACACGTTTACTGGTGTAGTTAACTTTAGTGCTGACGTAGCTGTCAATACCAACACATTGTTTGTTGATGTGTCTGAGGCTAAGGTAGGTATAGGTACTGCTAGTCCCACTCAAAAACTACAAGTAGATGGTAACATCAGGATA